AAATTAGTTATATTGTGATTTACCATAAAAGATGTAATCTCTGGTTCTAATACTTTTTTTTTGTGTTTTTTTAAGTCTTTAATTTTTGATTCGTATTTATTGATTTCTTCATCGATTGTTAACCATTGTTTAACTTGTGTTTTGAATTCTTCCAAAGAATTGTTTTCCATTATATTAATAAATTAATTATAAATTATGCTTTAAGTCTATTAGTATTTAAAAGAAAATTAAAACATATATTTAAAATAGGAATGTCATCTTTAAAAGACAAACCTCTTAAAAAATGCCACACGGATAAAAGAAAAATGATAGATGATATACATAATGAAATAATACATAATTTATCCGAAAAGGAAATAAATGATTATTATCTAGATAATGGAGTTATTTTAGATAAGTATTATTCCGGAGATGAAGAAATACATATAAATAATACAAAGGATAATAGTGGAATATTATCCTTTTTTAAGACGGAAGAAGTTTCAATAGATGAATCCAAAGAATCATTGAAGAAGAAAGATGCTATGAATGAATATATGTGTAACATAGATGATAATATTCAGAACATGAAATTTTCAAATATATCATATGATAAATGTAAACTATGTGGATCTCAGACAAATATATGCGAAGTAAAATCGGAATTGTGTTGCTCTAAATGTGGTGCACTATCTGATATAATCATTGTAACTGAAAAGAGTTCATATTCAGATCCACCACGCGAGGTATCATATTTCTCATATAAGCGCATCAATCATTTCAATGAATGGCTTGCTCAATTTCAAGCGAAGGAAAAAACAGAACTCCCAGAAAACATTTATCATGATATAATTTCTGAACTAAATAAAACTTCATATATTGATATTTCTAAATTGAAATATAAAGATGTAAGATTAATATTAAAAAAACTAAAATACAACAAGTATTATGAACATATACCTCATATAATATCGGTTTTAACAAACAAAAGAGCACCCATGTTAGACAGAAAAACGGAAGAGGTGTTAAGATCTCTTTTTAAAGAAATACAAATCCCTTTTATGAACAATTGCCCTCCAAACCGTAAAAATTTTTTATCATATAGTTATGTACTTCATAAGTTTTGTGAATTATTGGGATTTGATTATTTATTGGAGTATTTCCCATTATTGAAGAGCCGTGAAAAACTGCATCAACAAGATATAATATGGGAGAAAATGTGTAAAGATTTAAAATGGGAGTATATACCAAGTTTATAAATAATTTCTAAACTATTTATATGAATACTAATTTTATCAGTGGGTTATTGTTAGTAATGTTCTTTATTATAAGAATTATTTTAAAATTTATAATTGAAGATGATATAGAGGATTTCATATACAAAAACACTTCTCTTGATATTACCGAAAGCGAGATAATTGAAAATGGTATATCTCTTGCTTTATCATTCTTAATAGTGGGTCTAATAAATAAGTATAGTTTTCATGTTTTAAGTATTAGGATGAATCCTTATTTAGAATTCGCGTCTATTATATGTGCTACTATAATCATGATAATTATTTATGAAATATATATCAAATATAATGGAATACAAACTATAAATAGAGGTTTCAATATAAAATCTACATGAATTAATTCTTATCTTTTTCAATTATAACATTTGGACTACAAAAATCAATAAGGGCAAAAGTGGATGCGGAAATTAATCCTACATAAATAGCGTGTTCTTTTAAAACTCCACACGTTGGAATAACCTTAGTCGCAGTTGTTGAGACAATAAATAAAACTAGATATTTAATTAAATTTTTCACATTAATCATTATTTATTATATACTAATAAATTAAATTTGTTTAAAATCATTTAAAAAAATAATTCAATACAATATATTATAAAAATGAGTGAAAGTGTAACCGATTCCAAGAAACCAGATTATCTTGAAGTAGATGAAGCTATTCCCGGACAAAACTATGTGTGTCTTTCATTTATATCACCCGATTCTTTAATTCAGAATAAAGAAGCGTTTAAGTGTGTGAAGTTTTTACAATCATATTGTAAGGAACAAAACTTGAAGTTTGATGAGGTATATAGTAAGTATCAGGACTTTGTATATAAATATGAAGATAAACTTCAGAGGGATTTTGATGAACAGAATGATTTTCAGACATCTATTCGTGGACTAAAGGTAAGGGGGGTATATGATACAAAGCAAGGAGCAGAGGATAGAGCAAAGAAATTATCTGCGAGAGACAGTGCGTTTCATACTTTTGTAGGTCAGGTAGGTTATTGGTTACCATGGGACCCGAATGCCGATAAGGTAGAGAGTGAAATTTACCAAAATAGTCAACTAAATGATATGATGGAAAAATATCAAGAAAATAATGTAAACCGCGATATTTTCTATGAAGAACAAAAGAGAGATAAGATTAAGGCCGCTCAAGAAGAGGTTATCAAGGTTAAAGCGGAAGCCGAGAAGGAAAAACAAGGAAAGAAAGATTCAACTGAAGAATATATAATTGAGGAAGACCCGGTTTCCGAAGATACTAAGGAAACGACCGTTTTTGAAGAACCAGAAGAAGGACCGGTCGAAATAAAGAAGGGTTCTGAAGTTTCTGAAGATATTAAAGATTCTTTAGAAAGTGACGATCCGTGGATGAAACAAAAGTTAGAAAAAACCGAATAAGAAATATATACAGTAAAATTTTATAATATAATTTAATATGGAAACTTTAATAACACTCTTAAGTATATTTATTTTATGCACTCTTATGTATGGATATATAAGAATGGATCAATTAAATAAAGACTATCCTACATCTTGTAAAGTCTTATATTTACCGAGACAAGATAATCCTGTAAAAAACAGACTTCCGCATATGGAAGAATTAGACCACGAAGAACACGATAGCAAATTTAGATTATCACAGATTAGTACATTGCCACAAGGTGTCTCTGAAATAGAATCCTTAATCCCATCTTTAAATCGAAGACATGATAGCGTTAGTATGGTTGAAATTGGGTGATAAAAAAATATAAGATAGTTATATTATGAAATTAAGTCTTCTATTGTTTATAATAGGAGTGTTATTTATTACTGCTGGTTATACTCAGCAATTAGACCCAGGTTGCAAGAAAGGAGCTGAAGTAAGGATAGTTCCTAGAAATGTTTATGATCAGATAGTGGCTGATTCTGTTTTATAAATATTATTACTTACATACCCTATAGTATACAATATCTCCAGCAGAAGGCGTAACTCTGGTTATTTTACATATGTCTCCTGGAGCTAACCTGATACGCTTTGCCATCGCATCGGTCCTCAGTATAATCGGTAGTTGATCAATTCTACAATTACATTTATCAAGGATACTTTCTATAGTCGGTTTATCGCGAACCGCAACGTGTTTGGGTACATTCACATGTTTTGTAATGTCAATTGATAGACCATCTAAGTGATGAACATGTATATTTCTAAAATGAGCTTGATTATATTTATTATCGCCTAAGCTATCATTCTCTTTTTGAATATTTTCAGTTAAACCATTCATTTTTAATTCTTCTTGTCCTAATTTATACAAATCCTCTATCGAAGATTGTAGGTTTTCTGGTACTTGATTGTAGAGTATAACAATCAAACTATCTTCTGGTTGAATATCGCCTTCTTTATAAAGGACATTTAGTTTTTCACTACATGTTTTTGTAATCTTAACAGCATAAGATCCTAATTCCGGAAAATTGTAATAAATTACATGTAATCTATGATTTGGTACGCTTTTGTGATACAATGTGAAATTACATGCTGAAGCATTTCCGAAATATATTTCTGAACTAGTGGGTTTACTTGTTCTGTATAGTTTCTCAATTTCCGCATCACTATAATCTTTAATAGTATTTGTATTCCATTCACTACTTAAATATTGTTTTAAGTTATACCGACTGCGATTGATTTTGCTGATTGTACTGTTACTATCCATCTTTATTATTAGTATATAAATAATATTTTAAATCAAATTTTAAATTAATTTAAAGTTAATACAAGAATAAAGTTTAAAGACGATATGAATACTACAGAAAAGTTAACAAGTTTATCACTAATGAGTGTTTTAGGCTTAGGTTATTATTTATATAACCAACGATTCACTGAAAAATACAAACAGAAAATGACTATGTTAAATAATTGGCCGTTCCATGATGAAGTATTAAGATATATCTGTGTTAAATATGGAGATGATATTAATTCATTTAATTATAGTGTTGAAAAAATTTATCATTTTAATGAATGGAGATTTCGCAGGAAGGAAAAACCGGTGGATCTAAAAATTCATCAACCAAATGAATGCGATATGACAATTATTCATAAAAATAACCCAATTCATGTTAAATTCAATATAGTTTTTGATAATAATAATGTTCCTTACAAGATTATGTCTCAGCATGATTGTTGTTCTGATGAGGAGATTGTTACAAAGTTAGAACTAAGAGCCGATTCGAAAGAGATTTTAACAGATTTTGCAGATGAAGCAATGGAATGGTGTACCAACGAGAAAAAGAAAGCCAGGATGAATACTAAAGAAACAATGAATATTTATTATTACAAGAAGGATTATTGGACACTACTTTCTAAGTCTCCGAAAAGACCATTATCAACAGTTTATCTAAAAGAAAAAGTTCTAGATAATTTAGTCACTAAAACACAAAAGTTTTTTTCTGATGAAACAAGAGATATTTATTTATCATTTGGTATTCCTTATAAGAGTGTTCAATTAATTCATGGTCCACCGGGAACAGGTAAGACAAGTCTTATAAAATCAATTGCTTCTGATTTAGATTGTGATCTATATATTTTGCCGATTAGTAAGGACATGTTAGATACAAATCTGATAGATGCATTTTCTTATATTAGCGATAATGAAGAAAAAGAAAGAATTATTGTGATTGAAGATATAGATACTCTTTTTGATGGTGAAAGAAAAGAAGGCGATGATCACAATGGTATAACACTTCAGGCGTTTTTGAATTGCTTAGACGGTTTCACATGCGTTGAGGGAACAATGTTATTTTTAACAGCAAATAAGCCTGAAGTACTTGATTTTGCGATGATACGCTCTTGTAGGATTGATAATAAAATTAAATTAGATTATGCCGATAAACAACAAACAGAAAAAATGTTTCATACATTTTTACCAGATCAGAAACATCGATTTAAGGAATTTTATAAGGAAGTATCTCATAAGAAATATACACCAGCAATGTTACAAGAGTTCTTTTTTTATAACAGAGAGCGTGAAAACATTATGGATATACTTGATGAATTTATTGAAATTGTAGATAAGAATGATCCTAAAAATTTTGAAGTGGTGAAAGAAGAAAATAAGAATTTTTATAGTTAAATTTGATGTTGCTGATGTATTAAAAATAAAGCAATCTAAACTCTCGACATGTTTCGCGATATGACAATCTCAGAACTATGCGATACCCCTGATCACATATGCGAAGATAACATTTATGATTTATACGATTCAGAAGGTAATAATCCCTTAGGTTTAGTATTTTCCTTAGTAATATCTATTATTTATTCGCTCTTGTTAGTCAAGGTTGTCAAAACTATTCATCATCTTTCATTAGCAAACACGTTTTCATTTATCCTTTTGATCGTTATGTTTTATATTCACTATAACTATTCTCATAGCGAAATGTGTCAACTTCCTAAATGGTGTCACGAGGGAGTAAATAACACGATTATAGAAAATTCTTACTTTTATAGAATGAACAAATGTCCTAAATTTAATGGGTGGTTAATATCTTACTATGAAGACTTAAGAAAAGATGATTATTCGGTGAATCATTGCGATGAATCAATGTATGGATGTTGTAAGATAGATGCCGCATGTCCGGGAGCTATTGAGAATAATGATACATACTCATTTTATCAACTGCTCCTGAGTAGAAATAATGGCTGGTTTACTGGTATCGAAAAACAAGAAGAAATTGGATCAAATTGCCCAACAATTGAAGAAATTATATATGAAGTTTCTTCAAATGTGACTGTTATAAATATTAAAACTGAAATTTATGAAATAATTTCCATTATCATATTAATTAATATTTATGTATTAGTAAAACTATACTATAGAAGAACAGATCTAATTATTATACAAAGCGACATCGAAAGCGGTTCGGATTCCAATGAAGATGAAAAATGTGTATTGAGAGGTTCAGCTTAATTCATTTGTAATCATTATATTTGTAGTAGAAAAAAGCATTCTAAATCCAAATCTTGAATAAAGAATATTTTTTTATCTTTATCTGAGTTATTTTTAATATCTCTAATATTATCTTTATTCAAAATATTTTCCATCATTTCATCATTCATGAACTGTACATCCATTTTATTATTATCTTTTGAACATTGAAAAAACATAATACCCTTTTCTAATCCAGGAGTATTAAACATTCCTTCATCATAAATATTACATAATTGTTCCATATTACTATGAATAAATTTCATAATGTAATCAGGTGCTGAATCAATATTTTTAACACTCATTTATATGAGTATATGATTTATATTATATATATTAAACTTAATCATTATTGATTTGTAAAGATTGCTCTATGGCTATTTGAATATCTCTTTGTTCATTTGATGCTTCAATTTCATTAATATAATTTGTGATTATATCTGAAATTCTATTTTCTAAATCATTTGGATTAGGTATATTTTCTATATTAATTCCTTCATCGGCATTGACGCCCTCATTGATATCATTAAAGATATTCATGTTTTCCATATTTGTCATATTGTTAATTGCTGGAATCATTAAGGTTATAGTTTCAATGAATGGATTAATATTATTTTCATCCTTTGGGAACTCTGTTCTACACATTGGGCATGTATTATTTCTTTCTAGCCAGGGTTTGATACCAGAGCATGTATCATTACCACTATGAAATATATGTTTTTCATCTTCTTTCTCTGTTTGACATGGTAATCTTATATATTTGTCTCCCAATTTAAATTCTTCTAAACAAATACTACATTGTTTTTCTTTTAAAATAAATTCTTCATCTGCCACGATCTCTTCTAAGTTGTTTTTAAATTCTTCGGATACACCATTAAATGTATCCGTTGTACCCGTTAAGTTATTCTCTACACCCTGATTCAGTGTATTAAGAAGTTCTGTGTTTATGGTGTTAATCGTAGAAATTAGTAAAGGATTATTTATATTTGGTTCCATAATATATTACAGGGAAATATATTCTTTTCTTTAATATAATATAATTATTTAAAAATAATTTAGTTATGATTAAATAGTGAAATGTCTAAGTTAATCATACGAAATTATACACGTATTCCATTTAAGAAGGGTTCTTTGGGATTCCATATGATTCCATATCATTTGCAATACGAAACCCGAGATTGTAAATCAAACATTTTAAATGAACCAACCCTAGAAAAAAGATTGAATATAGAACAATATGTTAAAGAATTTAATCCATATTTAAGATTTCATGTTTCAGAAAGTTTGGGAGATAAAGTAATGAATTTCTATAAAAACAAATATAATAAGCGTTAAAATATAATAAGCGTTAAAATATAATAAGCGTTAAAATATAATAAGCGTTAAAATATAATAAGCGTTAAAATATAATAAGCGTTAAAAAATATATATTATTTATATAAATGGGAGAAGAAAGTGATTTATATATGATATCTTCGGGTGTTTCATTTCTTGCTTTTTTAGTCGCAATTTATTATTGTTTCACAGGGGATCCTAAATCAGAATATGGTATTTATCCTATTCTTATTTTAGGATTGTTCTCTTTAGCAAAAAGTATTGAAACTTATGAAAAATATACTTATAAATTAAAAACAAATCGTTAAGATTTATAACCGATCAACAAATAACCCACAAAACCAATCATCGTACTTTTTATCCATTTACTTTTCATTTCTGTATAAATATTTGCCCATGCTTCAACTTGTTTTTGATTTTTTAATGAATACAACATTAAAGGTCTTTTAGGATATACATAATAAAATCCTAATTTGACAAGATAGATGATTGCTAAAAATTTACAAAGTCTATAATTATCGTTTGGATAATTATAATAATAGTAAGCACCTAATATTATTCCTAATAACATCCCTATGAAATAAATTTTTAGTCTTTCTTTAACTATTTCATCATAAATACTTTTTTGTTCATTATCTAATAGATTATAAAAATTAGAAAAAATAGCAGTATCTCTTTTTAGCAATGACATGGATAAACTACCAACTAAAAAGGTAATTCCAATAATACAACTTATATCTTTCATTATAATAAATATATATTTTATTTAATCAATTTCATCTATTGTAGGTTTAGTGTCAACTCCACCAGAAAAACTTTCAGAAACAGCTGAAGGCATGCTATCTCCCGCACCACCCTCACTATAAACCTTCATCATAATAGGATTTAATACACTATTAACTTCGGTCATCTTATTATCATATTCATCCTTTGTTCTTTCTTCTTCTAGCCACAGTTCTGTTTCAGTTAATGTATCTGTTACAGTCTTAAGATCTGATTCTTCTAGTTTACCCTTTATTTGATCATTTTCAATTGTAGATCTTGTTTGATAAACAAGAGAATCTAATTTATTCTTTGATTCAATCTTATCACGATTCATT